ATGGGTTTAATATCGAATTCATTGTAACGTTTGTCTAATGATATGTCATCGAATATCGAATTATTATCAATCTCTGAACATGCTTCCAAGTATGCCGGGTTTGCGTCAGGGTCTATAATTCCCATTTTGTATTTCAGTTTGCTTTTCTCCTGTTCTATCAAAACGTCAGGAGTGTTAACCAAAACATAAACCAATTTACCAGACTTAATTTCCGGAACGATTTGCATGTAGCCGGTGATTTGCGCCACATAATCTTTATTGATTGGCTTATGGAAGTTAGCGAAAAAAGTATGAATTGACCAAGACGATTTAATGTCGGCGATCTTTCCGTCAGTGATAATGTCTGGAGTGCCGATTAGGAAATCATTTTCAAATACCTGAGTGTTCTTTTTGTACATGGTCTTTGTAGCCAGCGCGTACAAGGTAATACCGTCCTCTTCGGTCATCGTTCCTTTGGTGAGATACTTACTTTCAATTTCATTTGTCCGGCCATAGGTTTCGTAAATCCATGCCTCTAAAAGATGCGCTTTGCAAGTCTCGGATAATCCAGGGCCAGAACGCGGTTCGGTCAGTATCTTGCCAATAGAGGAGCAGTGACACTTCCAGTTATCAAATTTACCCATTTGCTTTAGCTTTAAGTTCGTCAAGTTTTACGGTGTATAAATCCAGTTGTGGTTCCTGAACGTGTGGCTCAATGGCCTTAAGTTCGTCCAAAGTGGCGGCGGCTTTGATCATCATAATAACACGTTCGCCTTCCTTGTCTGTTATCGCCGGGTCTTCGTTGTCAACGTAAGTAACGTCAGTAGTATCCGAGTCATTGATCACCGCTTGGTCAACTATTACGGCCCGTTGCATATCTACCGATAGCGGCGCGTTCTTCGATAGGTTCATTTTAGTCACCGTCTTCATGCACATACTTTCAAAGTCATCCTTCCATAGACCGTAACCCTTCTTAAAAGTCTGGCTATATTTCTTGCCATGCTTCTCTAGGTCCGAGATTGACATATAAAGCGTCTGGGTGTAGCCGTTCTGTAGTTCGAAGTAACTGACGTAACCAATAACATTAGCCTTCTGTCGTTCTACTTCGTCCTGCATCCATTCGAACGCGATTGCCCCGGTAAGCCGGTTACGGGACTTCAATTCGCCTTCGCGCACATCTGATGAGTGCATTAGTTTGAACTGCCCAGAACGCAAAGCAAGCTGTTTTAAGCCCTTGTATCCTAATTGGAATTGCGCTACCTGCTTATAACTTCCGTCCGGCTGCTTTTGATTGTATGGCACGATGTAGGCAAACCCCAAGCTATTGTTAAGTGGGAGGTCCAGCGTGGCGGCCACGGCGGCAGAATGGTAAACCGAATGCGGATCAGCTTTTGAAAGAAGGTTGTTTGAGGCAACGATTTGCAGCACCGAGGTAATGAAGGAAGGCGCACGCTTACCTAACATTTCCTGAAATTTGTTCCTTACTTCGTCCTTGCCGAAAAGGTTTTTAACGGTTAGTTGTGTTGATGTATCCATGATTAAAGAACTATTTAAAGGTTGGTTTCAATGGACGGTTATTAGCTATTGCCCGTATTATAACCTCCCTCTTAACATTTGCCTCCATCGCCCGGCGAACGGTGAATCCCATTTTATTTGTGGCTAACCAAAAAATGGTTCTCTTTAGAAATGCTTCTGTTTTCTCATGGCAATATTTTCTAACCCTTAAAGCATAGTCCAGAACGTGGTATGACGCATTTAAGTGGGCTAGTTTCTTTAAACCGTCATCCCCTATAATTTCTATAAGTTGGTTGATTTGGTTTAGCGCACGGGTGCCGACATGGCCACCATTAACAAAAATGTAAATCATGTCTCCGGACGATATTTTTTTACTGACCGTGTTAACGATTTCAAACGCCTGATCTTTTGGAATCTTAGAATCGATTCTAATTACAGGAACCTTTTCAATCTTCAGCTTCTTTGCTGACTCAAGCCTTCTGTGTCCATCTATTAGGTTCCCATCACCATCAATAAGAAGCGGCATTATAATACCGTAATCCTTAATTGATTTAACCAAACCGCCCAGTTTTTCGGTTCTTAATTTAGGATTGTATTTTGCAGGCTTTATTTCACTAACTTTAATTGTTTCCATAGTTATTTTATTGTTTAACCCTTGTAAAGAAGTTCGTTCTGTTGTATTTTAATTTGCAGCATCCTGGCAATATACCAAGCGTATTCCGGGCGTAATTCTGACCCGTCAAGGTTGGTAATTTCAAACTGCATAAGTTCGCCGTTGTTGGCTTCAATAGTGAAGTCATTACAAAGCAGGTCATTTAATGCGCATACCCAGTGGATAGCGTCTTTGTCTACGGTTGCTGATTTAATTATCATATTTCTAATCGTTTAATGATTTCTCTTTCTACTTGTCCGTTAACCATTGCTCCAAGGTTAATAGGTTTTAGTGACAACTTGTGTCCATCGCTGCCCTCTTTGAAATAGCAGTAGTTAAACTGATCGATAAACTCTACGATGATGTCGTAATCTTCGCCATCAAATCCGTACGCTGTTATTGAAAATGTGTTCATGAGCAAGTGTTCATTAAAATAATAAGAAGCGCGACTATCACAAAAATCTTAAAACATCCATCGTCGTAAGTTTTCATATTTTCTACCAGTTATAAAGTACAATCAAAAGAATAGCCGCTACCCCGAATAGAGTTGCGAAGATAAACCAGAAGGATTGCTCTACTTTAGTCTTGGCGTTTGCGGTGTTTAGGTCTGTGAGTTTCATTTTATCACTGGGTTAGCGTGCGCAATAGCCTCCACCTCTTCTTGTAACTCCTGGCAATCAACACCGGTTAGTTCTGAAAGTGTATTCCTTAAAGCCGCTCTTAAAGCATCAGTTTCAAGGGCAACACGAACCGAGTCGTTGGATAATCTCTGAAGCATCAAATAAGATGATCTTAAAAGGCGCTCTGTGTCATTTGCGGTTTTCATCGTTCTTTTTGTTTAGTTGTGTGCGATTGATGAGTACAAATCTAGTGATAGAAACGATACATGCAAACAAAAGTTTGAAAAAGATTAATAATTTATTTTGCAACGAAAGTTTGCAATTCTCGTTTATTATATAGTGATTTGAATCATCATTTAAACGAAACGGCTATGACAATCACAGTAGAAAAGGTAATCGGATTAACCACCGCAAGTTTCAAGGTTGAATTGAATGGCCGTAAATTATTGATTCCAGCGTCGCAAATTCAGGGAGTTTGCGGTAACAAATTGACATTCCATAATAAGAAGGACGCAATGGCGATCTTTCGCATGGTATAACATCCATCCGGTATGTGGCGGTGCCAGGCATGGCGCGAGGAAACCCGGCCCTGAGAAGGAAGATCAGTATCAGGAAAAAGCCACAAACATTAAAGATTGGTTTGCCTGTGTAACCACGACCTAACGGTCAAGAAATTCGGGCACTGGAAATCTGGCTTAGTGCTAGAAAAATAGTCTGAGCGATATTGAACGAAGGGAGTAGCCAATAGCCAAACCAGGGAGGAAAGAGGCTCTATGTAATACAGGTCATAGGCTAGGGAGGATTCCGGAATAATCCGAACCTATTAATCCTGTCGGCCAGTTTCCAGTTTTTTAAGAACATTTGAGCCGATGACGTTCCGGAGAGGCACACTAACGACAAAATAGCGGGATGACGCTTGGAAAGACAAGGGTAGCGAAACTCAAAAAGGTGTAGTTTATCCGATTAAGATGGGCGCGGAAAAACAACTTTAAGGCGAAGATTCATCTAAGGCTGCAATCATAAGTTGTGCCATGATGTGCCGAGGTCCACGATCACAGGGGTGATAAACAGTAAGTAGCTACCTCATTTGAATTTAAAAAAACTATGATAGTAACAGTTTCAGATTTTCAAAGAATAACAGGGATAAGCCGACACACGGTTTACTCTTGGATTTACCGTAACAAGATGCCGAAAGGGTTAGGTGTTGCTGGCGTTGGAAAGTCTAAAATCCTGGAGGTAAAGAAGGATTACGAACACTTCACCGACATTAAAAAAGCTCTTTCATGATCACCCCAAAGCAAAAGACAACCAGCCTGCCGATGAGAGTAAAAAAGAGTAGGATGATAATTGCGCCAGGCACTAGATATGGCCGTTTGACTGTATTGCGTGAGGGAGAAAGATTGATTATACCATCCGGACAGACTAATAGAACGATGGTTTGCAGGTGCGATTGTGGGGTTGAAAAGCAAATCCGACTATGTCACCTGAATCATGGGAATACGCTTTCATGCGGTTGCAACGTTGGAGAGTTTCATGGTGGTGAGCCAAAGCATCTGTATGGGATATGGCAATCCATGAGACAACGGTGCTCAAAAGACTACAATGACCATAAACATAGGTACAAAGACCGTGGCATTACTGTTTGTTCGGAATGGGACAATAGTTTCATTGCGTTCCGAGAATGGGCTTTATCGAATGGCTGGGTAAGGGGAATTCAAATTGATCGCATAAACAATGATGGTAATTATGAGCCATCAAATTGCAGGTTTGTGACGCATACAGCCAATTGTAATAACCGGGAAGTAACCGTCAGGATTGAATATAACGGTAAGATATACCCACTAAGGGAAATACTAAGAGACAAGAATCTAATTGACCACTATTATACAATCAGGACTAGGTTAAAACGTGGATGGGATGGTCAGCGCGCCATAGATACCCCAATAAAAATTGGCAATTATTGGAACCGGAAACATGCGTAAACACACTAAAATTTACATGGACTATTTCGGCTACGATACTAGCGACTTTATACCCAGTGAATTAAGTGGTGCGCCAGCGGTGGACGTGAACCATATCGATTGCAAAGGCATGGGCGGCAACCCGTCAGGAGACAAGGATGTTATTGAAAATCTGATGGCTTTAACCAGGGAAGAGCATATTGAATACGGCGACAAGGTCCAGCACATCGAGTTTTTAAAGGAAAAGCATTTAGAATTTATGAAACGTTTTGGTAAAAGGTCTAACCCCATATAGTAAAATGACACTTTCAGAAATAAAAGACCAAGTAGCCCAAGAAAGCGGCTATGACGACTGGTATCAAATTGAAAATCTAGACTTGAGTCCGGGTGAAAAAGCTGAGATACGTGAAAGTCTTTACGGTACAATCTGTTTACGTCTTACCGCCATCAATGAAGCGGGTGAGAAGGTGATAGACCTAAGTATAAGTCAGCAAAGGGTGGCCTTGATAGGAAACGAAATAGAGTATAGAGAAGCCCTTGAAGCCTACAATAAATTAAGAGGATTAAAATAAATGAAAACACTTACACCGGAAGAACTAGAACGTCTTGCAATTTTGTCTGAAGAATGCGCTGAAGTTCAGCAGGTAATTGGAAAGATTATTAGGCATGGCTACGAGAGTTACAATCCATTCGATCAAGAAAAAACCACCAACCGAAGTCTGCTTGAAAAAGAATTAGGTGATTTGGTATTTGCAATGGCATTAATGATGTCGAATATTGATGTTCAAGAGGCTAATATTCAGGCGCAAAAATGGAAGAAACGCGAGTCAATTAAAAAGTATCTACACTACAACACTATTGATTAAAAAATATTGAAGCCTATAACTATAAATAAATACTGCATTTCTCAAGCCACAATAACCGGTAAACCGTACCATATGACATCCACAATCCAACGTAAGAAGCCATGAAAGTCTAGGACAAACTGTTTCAGAAATAGAAAACATAAAAAAACAACTTCAACGTTATTTTGAGAGAATAAGACCAAAAAAATAGTCCTATGGATAACCCAAGAAAATCGTACTTAAACTTATTAAAATCAGAGAGCGATTCAATAAGTCGAAGCGAAGAAGACATCAAACATTTTCTTGTTGAAGAAGGCTTTGACTATGACAAATTAAGAATCAGTGGCCAGGAGCTGGCAAATAAATTGATTCTAAGAGCCAAGGCTTCAATCATGCGAGCCGAGTTGGAACTTCGTTTGAGCAGTGTCAAGGTTTAGGTATAGTTCCGATCGGTTGGTGACTAGCCGGTTTTTAAATGAAAAACACGTAAATTCATAAATCAATGACCGAATACAAGGATGAAATGATCAAGAAAATGGAAGCTGAGAAGGAAGAGAACATGAAGGCCATCCAGCATGCGGCAGTCGCAAACAAAGACCTTAACCATCAGGTATATCTCAACAACTTGAATATCAAGCGGTGGGAGAAAGAAAACAAGGCTATTGACAAGCAAATTGAAGGTTTGAAGGGATGAGCAGCTTTCAACATGATTTAGCAGTGGCGATTGCATCCGGCTTCCCATCGGCAGTAGTCTTAGGAGTCATTACCTTTGTTGTAGCCAGGTGCTTTTCAGGAAACGGTAAAACTAATTCAGGAGGCCAACGATGAAAAATTTAAAGTATAAACGCGATAAGAAATCAGGTGGATACATCTGTTTCTATGAAGACAAATCGGTAATAGGTCAAGGACTTACGAAAAAAGCCCGGATGCAATATCCGGGCTTTTTTGCGTGTTTGTGCGCCTTTTTGTGCGCTTATGGGTCACTTTGCTGCCAAAAGTTTGTTTTCAAGCTCCGCAATGCGTTTTTTCAGTGATTCAACATCTTCGGCGGGTGAAGCGCCTGTAATCTTGGCCACCAGATCAGCACCGACCTGGTGATAGTGGCGAGCCGCCACGGCCGGGTCATGGCCGAGCCAGTCGCAGACCGCCATTACCGGATACTTGGCCAGCCAATCGGATTCGCAATTTTTGCGAAGGGTGTGGAACTGCTTCTTCCAGCGGTCTAACCCGGCTCGCTTCACGATGATCCGCATGTTGCGATGCAGGTTGACCAAATGGAGCGGGCAGACTCGAGTCTCGCCATCCTCGGCCTTCTCCAGTGCTTTGGCCATCTCGGTCTGGAGTTGGGGCACCATAGGCACTGTGCGTGCCCGGTGCTTCGTATCCTGTTGGCCCTCGTGCCGGACCGTCAGGATGTTCTTCTCATGGTCTACATCAGCCCAAGTCAGCCGCAATGCCTCGCCCAGACGCAGGCCAGCCAGGCGGCATAACGCCAGCAGGGACCGCCATGGCCGGCTTGGTGTGGCATCCATGAGCTTGGCCAAGTCGGCCATGGTGATATAGGCCCACGACTTGTCCACCGCCGGCGTCGCGCCGACCTCGCGATCGAACGGATTGATTGCCGAGACAAAGGGATAATAAATGTCGCTACGACCCAAATTCCCAACCACCACGCTGCGATCCCAGTGACGTTTGCCGCGGCACCTTCCCGGTTCGCCACGCTTGGTCCAACTGCACATCTCTCAGCCCAAATGCTCTTGCAAGCTTGACGTAATTGGATCCTTTTATCTGCGGGGATTTTGACGCTTCAGCCTTCACGATCAATGACAGGCTCACGCCTGCCTTGTCGGCAAGTTGGTCTTGCGTCAAACGCGCCTCCTTGCGCAGCCGTTTGATCGTCTCACCGAAGTTCACCATGTTGAAAACTTGAACAGACGTTAGGCCTTTGTTCAACAGCAATTATAAAATTTACCATTTTTTTCTGCTATTTTGGGTTGACATTGCCGATTATACTGACTAAATTCCTAGTCAAATACTAGGATATTCACCTACTACGGAACACCGAAATGCACGGAAGCACCCTTAAGAATCGCACGGATAGCGACGTTCCGAACCAAATCATCATCACCGATCAGGACCTGATCCGCCGCATCTACGCTGAGCAGCAGCATCGGGGCGACAAAACCACGTCGCTCACAGCGCGCAAGCTTCTCGAAAACGTGCTGGCCACCATCAACTTCCAGCGACAGATCACCACCGTCACCAACAACTGAACTCCCATGGCGCCTCGGCGGTCCTTCGAGACCGCCGAGGCTTTTCACCTTCACACTTCATGGAACGGAATCCAGCCATGAACAAAACCCAAAAACATCCGCTGCTTCGATTCGACCAGGGCGACTACACGCGCGACGACGAGACGGGCACGGACATCCTGGACATCTGCCTGTACGTCGTCTTCTCAATCGGGTTCTTAACCGTCGTCGTCTGGATTTTCGGCTGAGGGGCACCGCCACCGCGCCCCGGCAAACGTCGCGGCGCGGCTTTTTGACCTGAGGTACGGGCACCTGCAAGCACCTGCAGCGAGCGACCGGCACGGCCCGGTGAAAGCCGAGCCGTGGCTTTGAAAGAAAGGAATTGCGATGTCCAATGAACGACCCGCCTTCAATCCATTGCGATTTGGACTGGTCGGCATGGCTGCGCTCGCGGCAATGCTCAAGCCCAAAGAGCCGTCGCGGAAATGGATTAAACGCTGGATCAAGGCAGGCAGACCGCTCGGTCGCTTTGTTGGCTACACACCCAAGAACGCGCGACGCGACTGGATGGACACCGAGATTGCCGCACGGCGTAAGCACAATGCCAATCGTCGCAGGCATGACCAGATGACGTGCGCACCGCACAAGATCAGACGCGAAATCAACCACGGAAAACCCATGCTCACGGATTGAAAACGAAAGGGACAATCATGACCACCGCCACTGCCACTGCCGTTCTCGAACCGACCTCGCCCGGAAGCCCCGCCCCCGGATGCGCACCCGGAAGCAGCAATCTACCCGCCATCATCGACGCCGACGTGCGTAGCGAGG